TCGTGCTGGAGAATCTTATCATGCCCATCAGCTATAGTGATAAGCATATTAGCGCGATTCTTAGAAGTCACGGGGAAGTTTCTGGCCCAGATCTCCCAACCAACTACCAGTCCAAAGTCATCCTCTGAAGCATTTGAGTTCTGGTCATGCTCTGGAGCATCTTCCATTCGCCCTGTAGGCTCCAAGTCTTCCGTATTATCGTATATAGGATTAGACTGGAAGTCATCCGCTGGCCTACGGAATCTAAATGCAATCCATCTCGCGTCTCTTATTCCATCCTGAGCCAGCGGGTCTACTAAGAAATCCTTAGGTCTCCAGCGAACACCAAAGGGGGCTTCCCAGTCCATGGCCGTATTGCGGTCAGGATCGTCCCCTTGCTCCAGCATTCCTTTGCGGATCTTTATATTTAACTGGATGGACTCTTCAGAGGTCTCAGGTAGTCCTGCGGTATTGGCTGGATCTTGTAGCCAGTTTACGTGATGATCTATAAAAAGCTGGTGATCCTGCTCCCTCGCGACCCTCGTATCAACTCCAGTGGCAAGAGTTAATATTTCGTCCTCAGGAGTGTCTAACTGAAATTCTGCATTTTCTACAGCGTCATGTATCCGCTGGTCATAATCTACCGTCCACCCCAGCTTCTTTACGCCATATGGACCAAGAAAGGAGTCTAATAAAATCCTCTCATCCTGTCGCAAGTGCTCTGTCTCTCTATACCAATAGTCAACAATATGCTTTACCGTCTGAGACCCCGCCGTAGATTCACGAGTTCTAGGCGTGACTAAAAATGCGGGATTGCGCTCAAGAAGGTTTGCTACAGACTGATCGATCCATCCAAAGATTAAATTAGCCTTAACTCGGGAAATGTGATGTTCCCGCTCGTCCTCCTGCTCCTCTCTCTTCTCACGCTCAGTTGTCGCTTCATTAACATACTGTTTATGAAGGACATCGGAGGCTTGCCAGAGAGGGTCCATTAGCTCCTCGGCATACTGGAGTTGTCTTCGCCAGTATTCGATTCTCGATTCTTCGCCCTTAGGGTAGGATGCCATAGATTACCAGTTAAGCCATGTAGTCATGTTGTGACCGTAAATCCTTGTCTTGCAGTAAAATGCAAGTTAATGGGAATATACTTCTATAATAAATGTATGTCAAGTAAGCTACGGCATTACTATTCCGCCACCCGATCTTCGTCCCTTTTTCAAGCGAAGGTGGTTCTGCCAAGCGTCTCCCCAAGTAGAAGGCACCAACTCCTCTGACGGACCAAACTCCACCTCAGGTGCCGCCGCCAAGGTATCCATCATCCTCCCAATCAGAGAGAGAGCATCTACCATATCATCATGTACCCCAGCAGGAAACCGCAACATCTCATGCATCATATCGCCAATCCACGGCTGATGCCTTGGCCAAAAAACCTTACCCATGGCCATTCTCGCCTGTATAGATCTTGCACGAGTCGCTTTATCTCTAGTGCTACTATAAGGTTCTCTGGCACAATAAGCTTGTCGCTCAGTCATCCTTCTCTGTAGGAATGGACCAACAGACTTTATAATCTGCCCGGATTCTTCTCCCCACCGCAAAGGCTTCCACTGTAGGACGAGATCACAAAAAGAATCAACCCACTCCTCTGGTGTAGTCTGTGCCCTCCATAGGTCTAATATGTATATGTTGTGGGATTCATCTACCCCCACCACAATATGCACTGTATAGTCCCCACCCTGAGAAGTTACGGCATAATCAGATGCTCCATAGATATGCAGGTTTTTGGTGCCTGAGTCCCATTGTTCAAGAAGGCTGACCCGATCATACATGAAGTCTTCTATCCATTGCCTCTTAAAGTAAGATCCATCATCCTCAACAGGTGTTTGTTGGTAAAGTGCGCTCCATTCTCTGGGACCAATTGTGCGACGAACCTGCTCTAACATTTGAACTGGAAACCAGTTGGGCCATAGGGGTTCGCCATCTTTGCGCCCCAAGGCATCCTGCCCATAAGCCAACGCTGGAAAATTGATCAGTTCCCATTGCTCGCCCTCTGTCGCCGCTTCCGCCAGCAACCTCCCCGCCAAGTCATCATCATGCCATCTGGTTTGGATTATAATGAAGGCACAGTTGGGAGCTTGTCGTGTATAAACGACAGATCGATACCAATCCCATATACGATCTCTCTGTAGCTTGGAGTCTGCTTCTTCTCTTGACTTGATCGGATCGTCAATAATAATAAGATGACCACCACGACCAGTGAGGCCACCGCCTACGCCAGCGGCCCGGAACCCCCCGCCCGAAGTAAGCGACCATCTGTCCGCCGCCCGGTCTGTCGCCTTTATGGCGATCTCTGGAAAAACATTAGCATACTCTTCAGTATTGACAATCTCTCTTACGTTCCTGCCAAACTCAGCGGCGAAGTCAGAGTTGTAGGTGGCGCAGATTATTTCTCTGGTGGGATGTTTTCCTAAGTAGTAGGCGGGAAGTCGTCGGGAAGCAATTTCAGACTTGCCATGTCGAGGGGGCATCGTAACGATAAGTCTCTTTATATCGCCATTGATGACCCCCTCTAACTTCTCTGACAAGTAATGGTGATGCAGTGAGGGCTTGAAGTCTATCTTCGTATACTGAATAAACTCCATGAGATCAGTGCTGGCTTTCTTGCGAGACTGATACTCATTGAACAGGTCATCATCAGATAGCTGATCTAATGTTTTTGGAACCTGCTCTTCTCGATCTGCCATTAGAACGGAAGGTCGTCTCCTTCTGCTGGAGATTCTGGCATCTCTCTTGGAGCGGCATTTTCGCCAGACTCTCTCTTGCCGCCACCAAGAAAGGTCAAGTCTCTCACGACAACCTCAGTTGAGTATCTCTTGTCACCCTCATCTCCCCAGCTTTTCGTCTGAAGCGATCCTTCCACATAGATCTTGTCGCCCTTCTTGCCATAGGTGGCCAGTATTTCAGCGGCCTTACGCCACGCCACTATACGATGCCACTCCGTCCGCTCCTGAGCTTCGCCCTCTTTATTCTTCCACGTTTCCGAAGTGGCGATGCTGGCGGTGGTCAAAGGCGTGTCACCCGCAGACTTGGACTCTGGGTCAGACCCCAAGTTTCCGACAATGATGACCTTGTTCACGCTTCCTTTTGAAGCCATGGTGCATTCTCCCGGTTAGAGTTATACATATAATATACGCATGATTGCTCAAATAAGAAAGGATGAGTACCTTTAATTATACACCTCATAAGGGTGTAATACTCTTGACAGATGGATCAAAGAGAAAAAGACTGCGATGAACATACACGATACGTATCCATATCTAAGTCCAGAAAAGAAAGAGGCGATAGCTACCATCGATAGCTTGATTAACGATGTAGCACCACTCTTGACAATAGGTAGGTGGGAGGAAGTATTATCCGCCCTATCTGTCGCCCTGCCAGAAAGCTCCCTCGTTTTTGACGCGAGTGAGGATGATGAATGTGAAGATGATGACTGGTGGCCGTTGGATGACGAAGGTAACGAGGATACCACCAAGACCTGCAAGTGTGGGAAAAGTTAGTCCTCTTCTACGAAGTCAGCCTCAATGGCGTCCTGCTTGAGCCTGTCTCTGATCATACTCTCAAGCCGGTCTGTAGGAATTTCTCTGACCGAATGAACGTGATCAACCTCGCCCCCCACTTCGATTAACTGCTTATCCCCCCACTTACTCCTACGAAGTCTGCTCAACGTCCACTGCCGGGCATGAGTATCATCCATCGATACTTCAAGCTGTTTCTGCTCTAAATCATCAAGCTTAGAGTTCAACGCCTCTTCCCAGCACTCTGCGAATAGAGAGTCCACCTTCTTCTGGTGGTAAGCGACCCCGCGAGATACCTTGGCGATGCGACAAGCCTTGGAGATATTGCCCGGAGTTACTTCCAGCGCTTTAAGGAAGGCCAGCTTTTGCCCCAGAGCCATACGGCTCCCTTTAACTGGCTTTGCCTTCTCGACCAATTTAAGAATAGCGTTCATACACAAGGTAAGATATAGTGCTTTCAATCTTAAAGCAAGAGACTGGAACTAAAAATACTGAACAACAAGGGTATATACCACGCACTTAGTCTTACTGGGCGAACATAATCGCGTATACCAAAGATAATGTACATAGGGTAAATGGGGTACACTCAATAGGCAGGGGTTTTATATTAAAACCGCGTTCATCGGGGGCGACTTGCCCAGTAGTGAACCTTGTCAAGAGAAACCTTTTCCCATTTGCAAGTTGTTGTGCCGCAATGAGTTACAATGTCAAGAGAAATCTTTTCCCAGTGGTGCAAATGTTGCATGGGAACTTTCTTCATTCGGCAAAGCGTTGCGCCGCAATGACTTACAGCGACAAAGCGGCAAAGTGAACCTTGTCAAGAGAAATCTTTGCCTATATTAAGGAATAAAGCCGTAAATGATTGTCTCGCAACGCCTTAGCGCCATGACTTGAGGATTTGATAGGCCATTATTAAATGTAATACGCAAAGTATTGTCCTGCAACACTTTAGCGGGGAAGGCC